GTCTCATCCATCACAATGTAACCTTTTACACACTAAATACAAACATTAATATATTAAAAGATGTATTAAGGTGTGACATATAAGTTACATATAGTAGGTAACTTTGTGTGTGAATTCGACTGAATTAGTGATTAAAACAATACAGGAAAGCAGCTATACAATACAGCAGTGGGCCGATGAATTAGGAGTGCATCGAAACCAGATTCATAGATGGCTTTCAGGCAGTGTAGATAAAATAAGAAAAGATAATATATTTGCCGTAGGTAAAGTTATAAATAAGAAACCAAAATTCAGTGAAAGTGGCGTGGAGTGGGTTGAATTAGATAATGAACAATTAGAAACAAAGGAGCAAAATGTGTCTGTAAATGCGGAACGTATCATAGACCATCAGCAAACCACAATTGAACTCCTTAAAGAAAAAATCGCCAGATTAGAAAAAAAATTAAAGTCAAGTGATGGATTCCTTGGGGCCGGTAAACATAAACCGGATTGTGTTTGTGATGACTGCATGAAAAAAGCAGCCAGGAGTTAGGCAAGTAAAAAAGCGTATTTAAAACGCTTTCAAATATAAATAAGTTTTAAATTTTGCGGAGAGAGTGGGATTCGAACCCACGTTACGCGTAAACGTAAACACGCTTTCCAAGCGTGCGTTTCTCGTCCATCTCCGCACATGGCAAGTAAACGGGCAAGTAGAAAACCACCATTCCCAGGCTCTTTATTTAAAGACCGAAATGGTATCTATATCTACTCGCTTTGTATCAATTACCAGAGAAAACAGTTATCTACTCAAGTCAAAGATTACAAACTCGCTGTAAGAGTTGCACGAAAGATTTATCCTAACTTATTTGCTGAATTAAAATATCCCACTTCGCCAACCATACCATTTGAGCAACTCGTAAAGAAGTTTTTTAAATACGATCATGGATATTCTAATCGTACAATCGAATTATATACCCAGATATTAAACTCATATATATATAGAGGAGTATTACCGGAGCATCCAACAACTCGGTCTATATGGAGCAGAACGATCAACCGGGTAATAAACTGGGGCGAAAGACAGGGTTTTTATACCAACACCAAGAAACTGCCGGTTGATGATCCAGAACCACGGACCAGGATTCTAACAGAAACAGAAAAACAAATTGTCAAACAGCAATTCAAGCCCTGCCGTTTAAAAGACCTCTGTCTTACCTCTTTAATTACAGGGGCAAGACAAATAGAGCTTCTAAACTATAAGCCTGATGATTCAAATATGTTTGATGATTATTTCATTGTCATTGCTAAAAGCAAGAAAGTCGAAAAAAAGCGATCCATATTGAAATTTGATGCACCTATAAAAAACGGTTGGGATGTTACTCGACATGAATTAAATAATTACTGGATAAAAGAAAAACAGACATTTCATCTTGATGTTCAATTCCGTGATCTCAGAAGAACTTTCGCAGTTAATAAATATCAAGCCGGGTATTCTCTTTTAGATATCTCTAAGATGATGGGCCATGAAAGCGTGAAAACAACCGAGAGATACCTAAAACCGTTTATTGTAACCATGATTAAAACTCCTCCTCAATTCTCATAGAAATATTAAAGGTATCCAGAGCCACTTGTTGCATATCAAGACTATTTTGGCCGAATCTGGCGAATATATGCTCACTTTCAGCGTTATCACCCTCCGAATCTTTATCACATGAAAATATAAACGGCAACATGGGGCCGTTAGTCATATTCCACAAATCCTCTACCACTGCATCATCGAATTCTTTTACATCATATTCATCTGGCATAACATCTGTAGATGCTAAATAACTGAAATTCATATCGTAAGCTATACGCCCACCGTACAAATGCCTATTTGATGATGATGTAGTGAATGGCGATTTAGATGTAGATGATCCGGTTCTGCCGTGACTCGTCATGTTTGCGAAACGCTGTCCACCAATAGACTCCTGGACACTTACATGATCAAATGCTATTGATCTCTGAACTGATAAATCAGGGGCTTTCATTTCAAAATATTCACCTAGCATTATCTGACCTATGGAAAGGTCTGTAGAGTTCCAGGTGTCATCAGTGGCAGCCCCTGTTCCAGTACCAGCACCTTCAAACTGGATGCCCCAATATCTCAAATCTTGTTCATCGAATTTGAAGATTGTAGTCCCATCTGTAGCTGGTTGGATCACTACACTCTTATTATTACTGGCAACTGTAATTATATCAGCATTAACCACCTCTGTGACATTCTCATTATTCCAACTCACATCAGCAGTATCGGCATTACCAGCATCTACGGCTGTATGGTCATCATCCGCACCGCCAGCACATACTCTGATCTTACCCCCGGCTGTAGCGAGATTATGATTTAGGATTGCGATGAATGATTGTTTAGGGTTTGCACTCTGCAAATTAATTGTCACCAATACCTGGCTGTCTGTATCTCCACCAGTATCAAAGTCACATAAATTAAGAGGCCGACCATCAAATAATTCAGCTTCAGTTCCCGTTTGTAATCCTCGAAATGCTGATGCACCTGAACCGCCTGTTGCAGTTACATCAAAATTTCCATTCTGTGCTACCCCTCTACTTAATAGATATCCAATGTAATCTATATAAAATCGGGGCTGTCTTATGTTCATATTAGCCATTATGTATCTACCTTTATTGCTTTAATGGAACACCCATTCACCTTTTTACTTATGCTCTGAATTATAAAAACATCAGAACTGAAAGCTGCCCCATATAGTTTTAAGTTGCTGTCCCAATTACTGAAAGTGATATGATCAGTAATTTCTAAATCATTATATTTAGGATTAATTATATCAAATTCAAGCACCACCTTTCTATCTTTGAATATTGCCTTATAACCATCCGCAAGCTGTGTAGCAGTAGTAGAGTCAATAATTCCTTCAGCATCGAGTTTTAATTTTAAAGTTTGATTATTTCCGTTTACAGTAGTTCCAGCAGATGTTGAGTCTGTAGTATTCACTTGACTTAAATTTTGGTCTTGTCCATAATCATAATTGTAGTTCACTGTTATATCATTTCTTACAGTATTTAATGGTGATTTGGAAATAGACTTTATATTTATGTCATTATAATCAATAGTCTTGTCTGTTGAGAATGAATCTCCGGGCCTTAATAAAGTCCTGATCTTAAATTTTCCATCCCCACTTAACCATACCCAGGAACATATTTGTTTACATATTCTGTTTATTAAATCTCTGGAATTGATGAATTTATACTGACTGAAGGCAAATTTTATGTGTTCTGTATCGTCTTCATCAAACGGCTCTTTGATGTGTCCATTAGTTGTATTCCCAGCCGTATCAAATAAAGCGTAATCTATATTAGCAGAAGCCAGTGAGAGTTCATCTCTCAATATATCCTCTATTATATAAATAGGATTTTCTATTAAATCATTTTCATCATATCCGTTGTCTCTTGAATCAGCATCTACCCATGATCCATATTTGCGACCCTTACCAGATACATAAACGTGTTCAATTTCTGAAGGATAGTTTATAGTTTTGGTTCTTGTTCTTGTTACAGTATCTCCCACTGTTGCATCATATTCATCGTAACCAATTTCCAACGCTGATGCGGTTTGTGTGATAACTTCATATAATTCCTGAATTTTATGTGATTCAATAGTATCAATATCAAATTCTACCACAACTCCCATTTCAGATATTTCAATGTCAAAAGCCCCGGCTCCACTATTCGAGTTTAATAGTAGGGCAATGCCTCCAGTAAAATCCCAGGAACCCTGTTCAGCACTCGAAAAACTAAGTGTGGCCTCTTTCTCATCATTACTTGATACACTGCTAAATGCTTGTCCTCCTATTTTTAAAAAACTTAATCCGGTTGGGGTGGCTGAAACTGTACCGAACTTTGCCAATGCTGTTGCACTTACAAATTCTCCTAATTTGGTTACAGGCTCAACTCCGTAATTGATTGTGATATTGTTTCCATCTGTAACGCCTATTTCTGTATTATTTGTATCATCAAAATCACCATTTGATATATTGGCTTCATAGGTATGCGTTCCTGTGCCTGAACCTATTGTAAAGCCGGAACTGCTTAACGCGAAGTATGCCTTACATCTTGATCCGCTAAATTCAATTCTCGGATTATTAGTGGTGGCATCTACTGTTCCTGTTATGGTCGCATATTGTCCATCTTTATAATAGTAAACATTTTCTGAATCAAGGGTGTGTATCGCCTGACTGTCCACATAAGCCTCAACTGCCGACTCTCCAATGTCAAATTTATCTGTTATAATCGCAGGGAAGGCATTTTTGTAGAACGTCTTGAATCTATCAAAATGAGTAGTTGGAATTGTTCCAATATCTGTTTTTTCAAAGAAATCACCGTATGATATTGGAATTGGTTTTTCAATGTTTTTTTCTGGTGCGTTTGGGTATGTAGAAGAATCAACGACATTTGCGGGAAGTCTCTTATGCCGCTTGGAATTAAGATCAAGCAATGTAATACTAATACTTTTTTGATCATATTTAATATCTCCCGATATAATCCCCGTTCCTATCATTCGTGCCGCTGTATCATAAGTTCCAGCCTGGGATGTATTTAAGAATAATTCCCATTTTCTATTTGCGAAATTATTAGTTGCAAAAAGATCAGAAAATCTGCCCCCCTGTATTGATCTATCAGTATTAATAAGTTTGATAGTCATGTTCCCGGTAGATGTGGTAAAATTATAAAAGTCTAATGATTGTGAATAGTTACCCCAGGATGATACAATTCCGTGGTACATATCAGCACCATCAAGCCTGTCAATATCTGAAACACCAATGAAATCCCCAGACCCTTCAGCATTATAATATAATTTACAAACCCAGAACGCTGTTGTATTTGATAAAATTAAGGCATTGGAAAGACTTGTATCAAAACTAAGCATTCAATTTAGTGCCTAATGAAGTGGCTTTATTCAGTGCTGGAATTAATTGATTTGTAACATAAGACTCATCTACTACACCGCCTTGAATATTGATAGTCATTCCACCTTGAGGGCCGTTTATATTAGGTGATGATAGCGGTGTAACTTGTACCCGTTCCTGGCCTCCTGGATTATCACCAACCATAATAGCCTGAGGCCCAGATGTGATAAAATCACCGCCAGTGGCAAATTTAGATAAAGCTGTATCCATTAATATAGCTGCTGAAGCACCAGCACCAGCGGCAGCAATCAGATTCCAGGGATATGGAACACTCTTTAATGCACTTGAAATTGCACCGGCAACCGCTTCCATTGTTTCAGCTCTAACCACTGCTTTCATAGCATCTACTGCTGATCCTTGTTGTAAAGCAGCACTTTTCAAATCCTGTATTAATTGTTCCTTTTTTAATTTGCTTACATTTAAAAGATATTCAATATGTGCAGTGCTGACTTTCCCGATAGTTGCCCCGAAATCTTTTTGAGATTCATCAGCCCTTTTGATTTCTTGACTTGTAGCAAACATTCTATGTTGTAGTGCGTTCAATGCGGCATTTAAAAATTCATAATCCTCGTGTGCATCGGACATAAATAATAATGCTTTCCCAAATCTCTTTGCCCCCTGCCTTGCCTCCTCAAAACTCATTTCACTAATTAACTTTTGTATGTCTATAATATCTTCTTGGGTTTCGCTCAACATTGGCCCAAATACAAGTTTGGGATCAGCTTCAATCATTGCTGTTAATTGCTCTACAACATCAGTAAAATTTTCAGCAAGTACCCTGGTTAATGGTGCTAATCTTTCACCAATAGCTTCTGCAAGATCACCAGCGGAATTCTCAGCCTGTTTCAATGCTCCAGCCATTGTTTCAGCTTCAGATTTTGCCTGTCCTCCAAATAAATCAGCCATGATCTGAACCGCCTCACCAGCTTTCATTTCTTCAGCAGTTAAATCTCTTAGTTGAGGAATTAACTCCCCAAGTTCACCAGCAAGTCCAGAGAATGTTTTTGCAGTATTTCTTACAGCGGATTCGAGTGAAATACCAGTAGCTGCAGAAAGATCAAGAGCAACAGGTATAATGCTTTTTATTTGAGCTTCTGAGAATTTCAATGAAGCAAGAAATGCCTGTTGTCCTATAATCGCCTCATCACCAAACACAGAAACCTTTTGTAATGCTGATGCTTGGTTAAGTAATTCCCTTGATGTTCTTCCTAATGCTGTTGA